ATAATTTATTAAATATAAAACTTGCAGTCGCAAGTCCAGTAAAAGGAGCTAAGAATGGCGAATCCATTAAAGGGCGAGATAAAAGTAAGTCTTAACAACAAAGAATATAAAACAAGACTTACGATAGATGCACTAATGCAAATAGAAGATGCATTAGGCCAAGGAATAATAAAAGTTGCACAACGTATGAGTGAGGGTGATGTAAGAATCAAAGACCTTACCACAGTTTTGTTACCAGCATTAAGAGGTGGTGGAAATGATCTACAACAAAATGACATAAATAAAATTGTGCAAGATGCTGGTATCATTGAAGCCACAAAAGTTGTTGCAACTTTACTAGCACAAACATTAACTGATGATTCAGGCGAAGAATCAGGGGGTGCGAAAGCAGAGGGAAAGTAGATAGTTTGCCTATCAAAAGATACATGGAAATTTGTTTAGGTATGATAGGTATGAGGCCAATAGACTTTTGGAATTCTAGTCCAAAAGAAATATATAGAACTATAAACGGATTTATAGAGTTCAACTCAAGTTCTGAAAAATCTGAACCCATGACTAGAGATAGATTACAAGAACTACAGGAGTTATACCCTGACTAATGGCTACTACAGTTGATACACTCTTAGTTGAGATCAAGGCAGAGACAAAAAAGTTAAAACAAGGCCTTGATAAAGTAAATAAACAATTAGATCAAACAAAAAAGAAATCAAGAGATGTTGGTTCAGCAGTAAAAACACTCGGTGGATTGTTAGCTGGATTAGGAGCAGGGGTTTTTTTATCAAACACAGTAGCTACCATACGAACCTTTGAAGATTTAGAAGCTACCTTAAGAGCAGTAACAGGTAGTGCAAAGGCTGCTTCAAAATCCTTTGATCTTATAAGAAAATTTACAGCTTCTACAACTTTCCAAGTAGATGAAGTTGCACAAGCATTTATTACACTTAAACAAGCAGGAATAGTTCCTACTTCTGAAGTTCTTCAAGATTTTGGAAACTTTGCTGCTGGTATGGGTAGAAGTATTACCCAATTAGCTCAAGCAGCATTTAATGCAACAACTGGTGAAATGGAAATGCTCAAGCAATTCGGTGTAATTGCTAGACAGCAGGGAGATCAAATAACAGTAACTTTTGATGGTACGACACAAGTTATAGAAAGAACTGGTGCAAGTGTTATAGAATTTCTGAGGAGTATTGGTAGAGAGAAGTTTCCAACTGCAATCCAAGAAAGGGCAAACACTTTAACTGGTTCAATATCTAATCTACAAGATGCTTTTGCTGAATTTCAAGTACAAATAGGCGATGGTGGTCTTAGAAGAACACTTGCTGACATAGCAATAGAATTCAAAGTCCTTTTACAGGAAAACAGAGAATTAGCAGAACTTATTGGTAAAGTACTATCTACAGCTTTTAGCATACTTTCAGATACTCTTATTTTTGTTCTTAAAAATCTCAAAGCAATTGCCACGTTTTTAGCTGTTACATTTGTAAAGAATATCATTATGAGCCGAGTAGTAACCAAAGGTTTTGATTTATCACTTAAAGGACTAGCACTTTCAGCAAATACAGCAAAAATATCTCTTATCAATTTAGGAAAAGCGGCAAGAAGGAATATTGTAGCTCTTGCCTTAACGCTTGGAGTGACAGTTGCAGATGCATTTAATTTGTTTGGTGATTCTGTGAATGATTCAGAAGATGATGTAAGTGATTTAGATGAGGAACTAAACAAACTTATGAATGGTGTTCAAGATGTCACTACATTGCTTAACAGTAGCCAAAAAACAACATTTGGATTTTTTCAAGAATTGAAATCAGAAGCAGAAAAGTCTGGTGGAGCAATAAGAGATTTAGCTAATAATGATTTTGCAGAGCTTGAAGCAACTCTTAGAAGGGTTCAAAAATTAGAACTTGCGAAAAGTTTATTTGCTTTGTCAGACGAAACAAAAGCAAAAATACCAGAATTAGCTGATAAAAGTTTTGCTGAAATATTTCAAGTTTTAGAAAGCCCAACATTTCTTGGAAAATCAAAAGGATTTCAAGATGCCTTTACAAATATTATTGGAAGTGTCAATGAAGGCCTCCTCATGGGTTTCAGCACTATTCCTGACTTATTAGAATTCTTAAGAACAAAACCTTTTGAAAGTTTGCTAAGTGACCAAGAAGCTAGTTTCTTAAATTTTGCAAAATCCTTGATTGATGAAAACGAATTACTAAAAGATTCTTTCAATAGTTTAAATGAAGAAGGTCTTTTACAGCTTTTTAGCAATATAAAGCAATTTTTACCTGAAACTTTACAAGATTTTCAGACTTTCAAAGAAACTTTAACTGAAGCATTTTCTGAAGGAAGTAAGGAAAGTTTTAACTTTAGCAAATCATTAGAAGATGCTCTTACTGCCGCAAGTTTAGAAATATCATCAAACTTTGTACAAGCACTAAGAACTGGTGAAGATGCTTTACAGTCATTTAAAGATTTAGCCTTGAGGATAGTAGATCAGATAATAGCGGCATTCATACAAATGCAAGTCATTGACCCTATCTTAGCTGGTATATTCAAAACTGGTGGTGGGGGTAATACAGGTGATTCAACAGGGTTGCCTGAAGCTGGTGGTGGTGCTATGCACGTTGGTCAAGCTCGTCTTGTTGGTGAAAGAGGGCCTGAATTATTTATACCTCATGCCAATGGCACATTACTGAACAACATGAATACCAAAAATGCTTTGGGTGGTGGTCAGACAGTAGTGGTCAATCAATCAGTAAACTTTGCAACAGGTGTACAAGCCACAGTAAGAAATGAAGTATTACAACTTATGCCACAAATTGCAGAGGTAACAAAATCAGCAGTATCTGGTAGTGCAGAACGAAGTGTAAGATTTAGAGGAGCTTTACAAGGTGCCTAGAACATTAACAATGCCAACAACCCCTAACTTTGTCAGTAGTGATTTCAGACTTACAAGGGCTCAAGCTATTACAACATCACCTTTTAGTTTTAAATATAAGACACAAGAATTTGATGGTGTGTATTGGAGTGCTGATGTAACTCTTCCTAAAATGCGAAAAGCTACTGCTGTAAATTGGCAATCTTTTCTAATGCAATTGAAAGGACAAGAAAATTATTTTAAGTTTGCTGATCCTGATGCTTTGTCAAACACAGGAACATATAGCACAACACATCTTATTGCTGATCCTAGAATAAACAATACCAACGTAACTTTAACTTTTAATGCTACAACTTCTGTAATAACTGCTGGTACAGCTTTAACTGGATTAGCTGTTGGTGATTTCTTTCATATAACAGGTGCTGTCAATCCTGAGAATAATGGAACACATAAAATTACAGCAATAGCTGGCACTAATACACAATTTACTTCTGATAGAACCTTAGTTGCTGAAAGTAGTACAGCTAGTTGCAAAGTAAGGCAAAATGTAAAGGGTGCTGAAGCCCTGTCCTTAGAAGCCAGTTCCAACAGTGCTACAGGTACAATTAAGGTAGGAGATTACTTACAGATACAAGGCACAAATTCAACAACCACAAATCCTGTACAACTCGTACAAGTGGTAGAAGATGCTACAGAAACATCACAAGGTGGTAGTGCTTTAAATCATTTCTCATTGAGAATAGAACCAAAACTAAGAGCAGATTTTGCAGATGGTAGTTTTGCTGTTTTTACAAATCCAAAAGGATTGTTCAGGTTGGTTGGGCCTGAAGTAGGTTGGTCAGCAGATAGGGTGTCAAATTATGGGATAAGTTTTTCATGTATTGAGGTTGTCTAAGTGGCTAGTAGATTTGACAACTTAACAGCTTCGCAAAAACTTTCTATACAGAAAAATATACAAGCAGATAAAACCAGCATATTTTTTGCTGTCCAACTTTCTTTTGACTCAGGTGTTATACGTTTATGGAATGGTACAGAAGATTTAACACTTGATAGCAATACTTACACAGGTGCTGGTGATCTCTTATCGGTAAGTGCTGTTGATGATGATAGCGAACTTTCAAGCAAGGGCTTGGCTTTATCTCTTTCAGGTATGAACTCAGATATTGTTGATCTTGCCTTATCAGAAAATTATCAAAACAGACAAGTAACAGTTCATATGGGTTTTCTCTCAGGCAACAATGAGGTTGCTAGTAGTTTCATAATGTTTAGAGGTCGCATAATGAATATGTCTGTAGCAGATGGACCATCAAACAACACTATTAGTGTGGAATGTGAAAACAGATTAGTTGATTTTGATAAGCCATCACAATTGAGATACACCAAAGCAAGTCAGCAAAATTTATTCTCTGGTGATAAAGGTTTAGATTTCGTTCAAGCATTACAAGAAGCTGAAATCAATTGGGGACCAACATCAACTGGTTCAGGTGGTGGTAGTGGTGGTCCATTAGATGGTGACAACCCATTAGAAACAAGGCAGATATTAGAATAATGAAACAAGACTGGGAAACAATTTTATTTGAATATTTCGCAAAAGTGAAAGATCAAGGCTTTGTGTGGGGAAAGTGGGATTGTTGTAGGTATGTAAACGGATATATTGAAGCTGTAACAGATAAAACTGCAATACCTAAAGGGTTAGACTGGTCAGATGAAAAGAGTGCTTTAGAAGCGATTTCTGAGCTTGGAGATAATTTCCCACAAACTATCAATAATGTTTTTAAAAAGCTCAAATATAAACAGATCAAATTACCATACATAAGTGTTGGTGATATTGTCTTATTCAAAGAAGCAGAACATCTGTTAGGAATATTTGATGGTAATTATATTCAAGCAATATCTGATGAAGGCTTAACACCAAAACCAGTAAATCTTGCAAAGCAAATATGGAGAATAAATGGCTAAGGCAATCAAAACTGGAATTAAAGCCGCACTCTTTGTAGCCATTGGTATAGGTTTAGGTGCTGTTTTAGGCGGTACAGGAACATTTTTTGCTGCAATAGCAGGAGCATCAGGTCAAATTCTAGCAACAGCAGTAATGACATCTATTGGGGTTTTATTGTCAAAACCAATGAACAACCCAACAGCAGAAAACTTTGGTAGCAAAATAACAAGAATAAGTGCGATAGCACCAAGACAAATAATTTACGGAGAAACTAAAGTTGGTGGAACTATTGTTTATGCAAAATCAAGTGGTACTGATAACTCATTTTTAAATATTATTGTTGCTGTAGCTGGACACGAAATTCAAAGCATAGAAAAAATATTTCTAAATAAAACTGAGCTTACTTCTACAACATCAACTATAAATGGTGCCACAGTACATACAGTTACAAATAATAAATTTACCAATACAGATAATCCCAATAATTTAGGCAGTGGAAGATTAATACAGTTCACTTCAGGTCTCGGTGCAGACAATCAAGAAATGAATGGTTT